TTTTACTTACGGATATTACAAAATAAAAATCATTAAATAGGAGAAAATTATGCAGCTTAGTAAACATTTTACTTTAAGAGAGATGACCGCTTCGATGACTGCTCAACGTAAGGGCATAGATAACACACCAGGAGCAGGTGAGATTAAAAGTTTAGGAGATCTGTGTTATGAGGTCTTAGAACCGCTACGTGCATGGGCAGACAAACCTGTTACGATTACCAGCGGATACCGCTCAGAAGCGCTCTGTGAGGCAATAGGCAGCAAAAAAACGTCACAGCATGCCAAGGGCCAGGCCGTCGACCTAGAAATATTTGGCATACCCAATATTAAGACAGCTTACTGGCTACAAAATAACGTGGATTTTGACCAGCTCATCATGGAATACTACGATAAAGATGATCCTGCAGGCGGATGGGTCCACATATCTTATCACGAATCAGACTCAAACAGAAAACAAGTTCTTACTTTTGATGGGAAAAAATACACTGAAGGTTTACCAGACATGGAATGGAAAGACGGAAAAGTAGTAGGTTAAATCCAAGCTTTTAATTCTTCACCTAACACTTCAGATGCTATATTTATTTTTTTACGTAACGCCTTGGTAATCTTTTCATCAACCGTATCTTCACATATAATATCTACATATGTCACTGATTTTGTTTGTCCTATTCTATGTGCTCGGTCTTCTGACTGTAAACGCTTCTCAAGGTCATATCCGTTAGAATAGTAAATTACGGTGTTTGCAGTTGTTAAAGTTATCCCATAGCCGCCCGTAGAAGGGGTTCCAACGATAAACCGGCACTTAGGGTCGGACTGAAATTTACGTATATTGTCTTGTCTTTCATCTTGTGGCGTTAACCCATAATAATCAACCACGGATCCCGGACCATATTCTTTTGTAATACTTTCTATTATGTTTGTAATATCTCTTTGATAGTTAGCCCAAATAATAGCTTTGCCTTCGGTCTCTTCTAATACATTCATTAATTCTGAAACTCTATTGTTTGGTATTAATTGTGTAGTCCCATCATCAGCTGTAAAATGTCCACAAGTTATTTGATGCATTCTCATAAGTTGAGTTAATACAGTTACTGTAGATGTAACTTTACCATTGAGTGTAGCAAGAGCTGTTTTTTTCATTTGATCGTATGCTTTTCTTTGTTCACCTGTAAGAATAATATGTCTTTTGGTAAAATTTTTTGGTGGTAAATCTAAACAATCTTCTTTTAATACTCTGTATGAAAACCCTTGTAGCTTATCTGACAACTCTCCTAGATTTTGAAAAGCATGCACAACTTGTATTGTTCTACCTCTTACATGCATAGACTTCATTACAGCATACCTATTTCTAAAAGAATAAAAAGAAGCATGATTTAAATGAAACGGATCTAAAAATTCACACTGTGTGTATAAATCTAATGGGTTTTTAGTTACAGGAGAACCTGTCATAATACGTCTATATTTAGCAAACTTACTAAGACCAATAATGTTTTTAGTACGTTTAGCTGTAGGTGTTTTAATTGTGGTAGACTCATCAATAGCCATTAAAACTTTATGTGAGTTTAAAAATTTAGATGCAAACTTCATACCTTTATCTGTACTAAAAGCTTCAACATTCATAACTAAAATATGTAAAGAAGTTTCTATTTCAAATAAACTTTCTAATTTTTCTTGTTGTCCTTTTGTAATATTTGGCTGCCACAATACCGTCACATTTTCTATATGATTAGGTAAGTGTGTGGGAAGTTCTTGTTCATACCAAGTTTTTATAACACCTTTAGGAGCTACAATTAGTGCGCCATCTATCTTGCCTTTGTCGTAAAGCATAGACATATTATCTATTAATACTTTTGTTTTACCTGTACCCATTTCCATAAAGTACGCGTACGTTTCTTTATTCCATGACTTTTCTAAAGCAGTAATTTGATGCTTATATGGTTTTGTTTTAAATTTATAATTCATAACTTTCTAACTTGACATATATTATATGGTGGTTATATTGTCAAGTATGTCAGAAAGAATAGTTTATGTAATACAGGAAGTTGCTGGAACGCAAGCAGGTAATCCAAAAATAAATATTATGGGTGCTTCTAGTTATGGTAAATTTAAATTTTTACTACCAGAATTTTCTCAAATAATTTTTTCTCCTGGACCTTTAATTTTTAAATTAAGAAAAGGATTAAAAAATTTTAATGTAAATGATCATTTACTACTTACAGGTGATCCTGCAATTATAGGTGTTGCATGTTCTATTGTGTCTGATATTACAAATGGAAAATACAATTTGTTAAAGTGGGATAAACAAGAAAGAAAATATTATCCTATATCAATTAACTTATACGAGAAAGGAGAAGTAGATGACAATTGATTTTGAAAAAGACCAACAAGATGCAATGAAGAAAACTGAAAACATTCAGTCTCTTGCAGATCAAGTAGAAATGTTAGAGGGTTTACATACAAGGATAGAGGCGAGTGAGAATAATATAAAAGATTTAAAAAAAGAATACCAACGTATATCAGGTGAGGTTATACCCACTATGATGTCCGAGATGGGTTTAGCAGAATTAAAACTACAAGATGGATCACATCTTAAAGTTTCAACGACGTATCGTGCTACTATTACAGAAGCAAATAAAGAGACGGCGTTTAACTGGCTTCGGGACAATGGACTAGGTGATATTATTAAGAACGAGATCTTGGTATCATTTGGTCGTAACGAGGATAACAAGGCAGCAGATTATGCTGAACTTGCGAAGGGTCAAGGGTTTCAACCGACACAAAAGATGAAGGTTGAACCTATGACTCTGAAAGCGCTAGTCCGTGAGCGTATTGAGGCAGGAAAAGAAATGCCAACGGAAATCTTTGGGGTATTCTCAGAGAATAAGACAACAATAAAAAGGAACAAATAAACATGAACCAAGTAACAACAAAAAAAGAAGGAGCACTAGCAGTCAATTTGTTTGAAGCTGATGCAAATAAAGGTACTCAAAATATATCGCAAGAAGATCTTGCGTTACCTTTCCTAAAAATTTTGGGACAACTATCTCCAGAGGTAAACAAAAGAGATGGTAAATATGTCGAGGGCGCAGAGCCAGGCAAAATCATAAACACTGTAACCAATCAGTTGTTCGACACACTACAAGTCGTGCCAGTCTTTTACAAAAGACAATACATTGAATGGCAAGACAGAGGTACCAGCACTGGTGCACCTGTTGCAATTCACGAGGCAGACAGTGATATAGTAAGTCAAACCACAAGAGGTAAAGACTATAAAGATAGACTACCAAATGGTAACTATCTTGAGAATACTGCAAGTCACTTTGTATTAACTGTTGGTGATAATCCATCTACAGCTTTGATTTCTATGAAGTCTACTCAACTTAAAGTAAGTAGAAAATGGAACTCAATGATGATGGGTATCAAAATGCAGGGGAAAAATGGTTTGTTTACTCCGCCAACTTACAGCCACATTTATAATCTATCTACTGTTCAGATGTCTAACGACAAAGGAACATGGTTTGGTTGGGATGTAGCAAAGGTAGGACCAGTTGAAGACAAAAATGTCTATGACATGGCAAAAACTTTTGCAGAATCTGTAGGTAAAGGTGAAGTTCAAACAAAGCATGAGAATCAAGAAGTAAAAAAAGCTTCATTAGATTTATAATATCCTAGGTAGTGGGCGTCTAAGCGAGAGTGGAAACGCCCACTTATAATATATGATTGAGAAATTTATAAATATATTTGAAGGATTAGAACGAGCTTACGGTCAATTTAAAAAGAATGATAAAAAACTTTCTGTAAAAGTTGAAGGTAGACCTTGGATCGAACATAAACCTATTACAAACCAACTGTGGGAGAATCATCTCAATGGTGTTGGTAACAGACTAGGTATCTTTCCACTAAAAGATGATGGCACCTGTAAATGGGGTGCAATAGATATTGACGTAAATAATTACGATTACGAAAGTTTATTACAAAAAATTAGAAAACTTAAACTACCATTAATAATGTTTAGATCAAAAAGTGGTAGAGCACACGTTTATATGTTTATGAAACAGTTTACGAGTGCAGAAGAAGTACAATTAGTTATGAAAAAGTTTGCAGGTAAACTGGGTCTTGCAAATATTTTAGACAGAGTTTATCCAATGCAGACTTCACTAGCGGATAAAAAAGACGGTTCCTGGCTCAACATGCCATACTTTAACCACGAGGAAGGAAGCACTTATGCATACACAGATGATTTTGAAGACGCAACAATTGAACAGTTTTTTGAAATGTATGACCAGTATGCGCAAACAGATTTAATAGATTACTTACAAGAAGAAGTTCCAGAAGCTATTAAGAAAATAAAAAAACCAAAAGAAAAAACATTAGAAGATTTCTTTTTACCATGCACAAAAAATTGTTTGAAAATAAATGACGGTAAGATTCCAAACGAAAATAGAAACGACTATCTCTTACACATGTATACCTGGTCTATGCGAGCAATAGAAAAAGGTGTTAATAAAATAGAAGCATATAGTAAGATGGATGCAAAGACTTTGCTAAAACATTTTAACCAAGAGTATATGGCGAGGCCCTTAGAAGAGAAAGAGATAGATAATACAGTATTAAAATCAACAGACAGAGAATATAAGTATTTATGTAAGCGGACACAAATAAAAAAACATTGTGATGCATCTGCATGTGTTAGACATTTATGTGGAATAAGCCCAGAGCAAGCCGCAGATTTAGTTGAAGCTGAACAGGCTGTTGGTGATATTACAGAATATACAAGTAAGCCTCCGATATTTTATGAATCAGTTGATGTAAAAAACAGAACAGGTGATGGCTTTGTAAGAATAAAAGTAGAGATGCAAGGTTCCGATTTAATAGATAAACAAAAATGGGTAAACATATTAGCGAACGCAGGAAATTTTCCACACCCAGCAGTATTAAAAATGAAACCAATTGACTTTCAAGCTTTTCAATATGCTCGACTTGAAAAAAGAGTTTATGAAGAAGCAGACGAAGAAGCAAGTGACCTGTATGAATTTAAAATAATGGTTTACAACTTTGTTAGAAAAGCAACTGTGTCTTTTGATAAGAGTGTCTTACTAGATAATGGTTGCTATGTAGATCAAAAAACTCATGACTTACATTTTAAATTAGGAAGATTAGTTGAATATTTTAGATCTCAAAAAGACAATACTTCAATTAAAAAAATATGTTTTAATTTAAGACACATAATGAAAGCTAAAAAGAACAATGGTAAAGTTTATAATCCAGCAAGTAAAAAAGAAGTATCTTGTCCAACCTGGCAGTTTGTTTCAGATCCAAACGAATACCACGTGTTAGGAGATAATTCTAAACCAACAAATCAAATAACTCATGAAGAAAATTAGAATAGCAGGCCCACCAGGTACAGGTAAAACAACAAAGTTAGTTGAGATATACTATAATCATTTAGTAGAAAACTATTCTCCAACAGACATAATAGTTATATCTCATACCAATACAGCAGCAGATCATATTAGAGGAAAGATATATGCCGATGAAAGTATTGACGCCTTTCAAAAGAAAACAGGACACGAGATTTTTCACAGAGTTAAACAATCAAAAGCATCTTTGGAAGAGAACGTAACTACGGTACATAAGTTTTGTAAAAACCGGGTAAGAGGAAAAGCGTTTTTAATTGAAGACTATGATATTCTAAAAGCTCAGTATCCAATGTTTGACAAGTACACATCAAACAAAAAATTTAATAGTGTGCAGGGTTTGTTTGCAATACATCCTTTCTTTAGGTTTATGAGTTTTGCAAGAGACAATGGTAGAGATGTATTAAAATATTATAGAAGCTTAACTTTTGAAGAAAAAGAAGACTATCAATATGAACCCGAAGAATTTATTGAAATGGAAAAAAATTATATTAAATTTAAAACAAACGAAAAAGTAAATCTACGGACTCCTAAGATACTTGACTTTCAAGATATGGTTGAAGACTTTTATAATAATTCAGAAGAGTCAGAAAAACTATGTAAAGATATAAAAGTATTAATAGTAGATGAAGCACAAGACTCAAGTGTTATACAAAGAAAAGCTGAAGAAGTAATGTCAAAGAATGTAGATTACTTTTACAAAGCAGGGGATCCGGACCAAGCTATATTTGAGTTTGCAGGAGCTGATCCCGATTCATTTCACAGAGAGTTTGCAGATCCAGAAATAGAACTAGAGCAGGGTTACAGGTGCCCAAGAGTTGTTAATGAGTATTGTAAAAAAATAATACAGGATATTTGGAAAGAGTACGAGTACACTAGAACATGGAAACCTAGAGAAGAAAACGGTCAAATTGTAGAGGGTGAAATATTTAATTTATCTAGTTTAACGCAAGACCCTTTTGCGTCTGAACTTAGAAATAGAATAATAAATACTAAGGAAGATTTTATATTTACTTATAGAGGTGGAGAACCTAGAGAAATAATAAATTACTTAATGTTAATTGGTATGCCAGTGAAAATACCTAACAAAGAAAAAAGTAAATTTAAATTTAAGTACCCAACTAACGAAGTCAAAAATCAAAGAGAATTCTTAAGTTTTTTAAGAGGTGAACACAAATCTTTAACTAAAATTAAAGCAATGTTTAAAGGCATACACCCACAATATCAGTTAAAAACAATTGAACAATTAGAAGCTGCAGACAGTGGTAGCTATGATATTAATTGGTTAGTCGACAAAGGGTTTGTCGTCCCTGGTATAAAAGACATAAATGATTTTCAAATGATTAGTAAAGTACCAACAATTCAAATGAAAAATTATATAAGAGATATTGTAAAGAACAATAGAGACTTAGAAGATAAAAGAGTGTTTTTAGAAAACATACATACAATTAAAGGTAAAGAATTTGATAACGTAGTATTTGATTTTAAATTAACAAGACAAGAAAATCCGTTTTCAAAAAAAAGAATGAAGTTTGTTGCATGTTCACGTGCAAGAAAAACTTTATGGTTATTAAAAAGTACAACTAACTTAACATTTGCAGGAAAGGAGGACATACAATGAGTAAAGTTTGGGACAAGCAGCATGGTGGGAGTCACTACCAAAAATATAAAATTCAACCCAGTAAGTTTGTAGTAGAGAATGAATTGCTATATCCGGAGGGATGTGCTATAAAATACATCATAAGACATAGGGACAAAGGTAAGAAACAAGATTTGTTGAAAGCAATACATTTTATAGAAATGATTATGGAGAGAGATTACAAATGATACCGGAGTTGACGGACTTAGACATAAGAGATGGAGATGTCGTTGCTGTCGACTTAGAGACACACGATCCAGACCTCAAGACTCACGGATCAGGGGCCATCGTAGGTAAAGGTAAAGTATGTGGTATCGCTGTTGCTTATAGGGATGAAAAATATTATTTTCCAATCGCTCACTTATACTCAGGACAAAACTTAGGAAAGAATACAACTTGGAAAGTTTTAAATAGAAAAATATTTCAAAACGAAAAAGTTACAAAAGTATTTCACAATGCAATGTATGACGTTTGTTGGATACGTGCAGCCACTGGCATGATGTTAAAAGGACCTGTTTATGATACGATGATTGCAGCTTCTATAATTGATGAGAACAGACAAAGATACAGTTTAGATTCTCTAGCAAAAGATTATTTAAATGATAACAAATACAAATATGATTTAACAGATAAAGCAAAAGAACTTCATGGTATATCTGATCCCATGACTAACATGCACAAACTGCCTTATGATTTAGTTGCAGATTATGCAGAGCAAGATGTATTACTTACACTAAGACTTTGGAATAAGTTTGAAAAAATAATTAAAAATCCAATAGGCACGGAATCAAAAAGTAAAAAAACTTTAGAAAACATATTTGATATTGAAACAAGATTATTTCCATGTCTTGTTGACATGAGATTTTTAGGAGTAAGAGTTGATGAAGAAAAAGCAAAAACATTTGGTGAAACTCTTAAGAAAGAACAAGCTGAAATATTAAAAACAATTAAAAAAGAAACTGGTCTTGATGTTGACATTTGGGCTGCTGACTCTATTCAACCTTTATTAGACCACCAAAAGATTACAGATTATAAAACTACACCTAAAACAGGACGAGCTAGTATAACAAAATTATACTTAGAATCACATACAAATAAGTATTTAAAAATGATTGCAAAAGCTAGACAGTTAGATAAATTATTCAACACTTTTGTGACTGGTATTTTAAAATTTATACACAAAGGCAGAATACACGCAGACATAAATCAAATAAGATCAGACCAAGGTGGAACAGTTACAGGTAGATTTTCTATGCGTAATCCTAACTTACAACAAATTCCAGCACGAAGTGAATTAGGTAGTAAGATAAGAGAATTATTTCTACCAGAAGAAGGACACAAGTGGGGATCATTTGACTACTCACAACAAGAGCCTAGACTGGTTGTGCACTATGCTTTGAAAAATGGCTTTCATGGAGCTGAGGAGATGGCCGAAGAATATAATGAGGACCCAAGCACTGATTTTCACAAAATCGTAGCGAGAATGGCTAAAATTACCAGGAAACAGGCAAAAACTATTAACCTAGGTTTATTCTATGGAATGGGTAAAAATAAATTAGCTAAATCTTTAGAATTAGAAAGCGACGAAGCAAAAGAATTATTTGAAAAATATCATAGTCAAGTACCTTTTGTTAGAAAACTTTCACAAGGCCTGCAAGACTTTGCAGAAAAAAATAAAAATATCTACACACTAGAAGACAGGTTTTGTAGGTTTGATAGATGGGAACCTATTAACAAAGAATGGAATCCAGAGAAAGGTATATTTGAAATAAGTGAATACAAAGAAGTAGATGGTGTAAAACAAATAGTTAAATCACCTGTGCCTATTTTAAAAAAAGAAGAAGCAGAAAACAGATATCTTGCAGAGCTTACTAAGAACTCTCAACCAGGAGATCCTAACTGTGAGTATTTTGATAAACATTACAGGCCAGCATTTACATACAAAGCCTTGAATAGATTAATACAAGGGTCTGCAGCAGATATGACAAAAAAGGCTATGGTAAAACTGTATGAAGCAGGTATTATACCACACATACAAATTCATGATGAGCTTTGTTTTTCTATACAGAACGAAGACCAGGCTGCTAAAATAAAAAACATTATGGAGACTGCGATTAAATTAGAAGTACCAAACAAGGTAGACTACGAATCCGGCCCTAATTGGGGCCAAATAAAATGATAAATTATGGCTTACTTAAATGCTAATATTCCTGTACAATACGCACAAATAAAAAGGGAGTATTTATATGATCTCAAAAAACATCATGGAGAAGTTGAAGACTGCATTATCTTCGGTATTAGCTGTATTACAGGTCGCGCTATCTTATGGCACGCACTTATGGAAAATGGCGCAATCTTTTATCGTCTCCCAATTACGGCTTTTATTCAACGTGGTTATGACCCCAAGTCTGTTCCACCCAAGAGACTTGATGAACTGGAGCTTTGGAATTCTTTTAGTTATTATCCTGCTGTTACTACTTATGATATTTTAGGTGGACAACACGGAAAATATATAGGTAAAGATAAAAAATGGCATCACGGCAGTTATTTATTTACCGTTGACTTTGCACATCCAGAGAGTAATATAGTAGACACCGATCATTCGGAAGTACCGCACGAACATAAGTGCGCTCATATATTGGCGTTGGATGACGGCAATTATGCGGCTCAGCCAAACAATAGATTAATCTGGGACATCCCTTCATTTACAGTTAAGGATGAAACTCCTGACTGGAAAGTACAAACTAATGAATGGAATGTAGAAGACTCAGGTAAATGGAAAACTGAAGACACCGACAATTTCTTTTATGAGATTGAAGAAAAAAAATGAGGATAGTAAATGAACCTAGCAGATTTATTAAAAAAGAATTTTGTATTAGTACCCGTAGTAGCTTCAGTGCTAGTCGGTACATTTACTGGCGTTCGTTATATTGTTAATCTTACAGATACTATCAACACTAATCAGCAAGAAATCGTAGATCTTAAAAGAGATTTAAAAGTTGCTGAAGATAAAATTGTAGATCAAAACACAAGACTAACTTCTGCAGAATCTACTTGGCAGATGGCAGAAAATTTATACAGACAACTAGCGGATCAAGTCAGAGAACATGACTATGATATTAAGGATTTAAACAGGTAATGTATGGAGGTTCTCAGGATGAATTATTATTTTACAGGATTAATTATTCTAGCTCTTACAATTTTAGCATTGTTTGTGGAACCTGCGTATCCTAAAAACGAATATCTTAACGACTATGGTGTAAGATGTGGAGAGTTTGAAATAAGAACTGATAAAAGAGAAACTGATTATAATTATTCTGACAGTAGCAGTAATGAACAACAATATTTAAGTTTTACTTATAGAAAATATTTAGGCACAGATTGTAAAACAGCAAAAGAAAACGTAGCAATCAAACAACAATTAGAACTTATGAAAATGTGCGGTAGGGTAAATAGTAATCCAAGTCTAGCACTTAACTCTAATTTTGATTTGTTAGTATCTAAGTGTAGAGGTGTAACTCCTGCAAGAGATAACACTAGACCTGAAAATGCTAAAAGTCTTTGGGATAATATGAAAGATGAGTATAAAAAAGAGAACCCAGATGTTAATTTAATGGGAGATAAGTTCATAAATTCAGGAAAAACCAAATTGGACAAGGGTGGATTGAAAATACCTCCAAAAGATTATATACTTCCACTACCAAAACCAAAAATAAATGAGTAAGAAACCTTTAAATATAAGTGAAGAAGCAGCTGTACAGATGCCGATGAAAACGGTTGCCTCTCTGATTTTACTCGTCGCAGCCGGCGTGTTCGCATACACCGAGTTGACGGCCAGGTTAGTTTCACTAGAGACGTCACGTGAGCTGTTTGAAAATGATTTATTAAAAAAATCTGAGCAGATCCCTACGGACCAGGAACAACATTTTTTAATCGAGGATCTTTATAAGACCGTTGAAAAAATGGAGGCAACTCAAGAGATGAATATGACAAACAAAGTTAATATAGAATTTTTAAGAGAACAATTAGAAAAACTTCTAGAAGATGTAGAAGAATTAAAAGATAAGGTAAGAGCAAATGGCAACGGGACGCATTAATAGAAAAGTATTAGATCATATCGCACAAATAAACAAAGAGAATAAAGCTGCGAGTCTAGCAAAAGATTTAAAAAAAGAAGTTGAAACTGGCAAGCATGGTACACAAAAATATGTTATCAAGCAAGGTGAAAACAAAGGTAAAACAGTATGACAGAGTTAGTGGTAGCCCTACTTATGATTGTACAGGGAGAGATCAAGGAAGCACGTATTCAACCGTCGATGTCTGAATGTTTGAAAGGCAAGAGAGTTGCAAAACGTGGTTTAAAAATTGATGGACATGTCAAGTACCAGTGCATAAAATCTATGGCAGAATTAGAGTCAAATATTGATGGATCTTTATCTATAAAGAAGTTAATATTAGAGTAATGAAAATTACAGCAGAAATAGTTAATGGTAAATGTCCTACATGTACTGAGTTTACTATGTTAGTTGGACTTACAAAAGAAATGTATAGATGTATGAATTGTGGTGCCGATCTTCAACAGCACGTAAATGGTAAGATAACTTATTTACCACATATAACTAGACCTGAACATGCAGATGTTTTTGTAAAAGAGTGGTCTGAATGAAAAAAGCCAAAGGACTATACGCAAAAGTTGCACACGAGCCCATATTTCATAAAACCTCAATTGGACGCAACCCTAGCTTGTGTAAAATGAACAAAAGTAAGCGACGTATGCATAAAAAATATCGTGGCCAAGGCCGTTGACATTATCCTAAAATATCCTATATTATAAATATGAAAGAAAAAATAATAACAATAAAAGTAAATGACGCATTGCCTGGTCAATGGTCTAGTCTGTTGTTAGAACTTAACTTAATGAAACAAGCATGGAAATCATACGGTGTTGATGTAAATATAAAAGCACCTGGTTTCAAAAGTGTTTTGAATCACGGAACAAAAGTACATGACGACACAAAAAGAAATAGACGAAGCAGCAAATAACTGGAATAAAACTAAAGATCCACAATACAAAGATCTTTGGTATAAATTAATAAAGGAGTATGTAAATGGAGCTAATTATTTTAAACGACGGATTGTATCAATTAATTCCGTTGTCAAAGCAAATGATGGAACATGTGTCTTTATTGGAACCAGTAAATTGCATGGACCTGTGCGAGATACTAAGACTAAAATTAACAGGATACGTCGACACACTAAATCTACACATCATGAATGATGGTAGTGGTAGTCTAGTTGGCTGTATGTGTAGATAAAATTTGAAAGCTCAAGGGCGTCCATATCTTGCCAATGGCATTTCCCTGTACGTTAGCGATCATGGGTAAAACCTAGCAACCTGGAGTTTGGCCGGCTGTAAGTACGTGCACGGAAAGCAGTCGGTTTTATATGAATAGACCTACCCTAAAGAGGGAAAAAGTAAGGGTAGGTAATGGTGAGAAATTATCTCGCTGTACCATTATTCTGCCACAATGTCAAATCGTATTCTCTGGAGTGCAGTAAAACTTAACAAACATATTGTATTGATTAACATCTGTTCGTCCTATTTCTTTCATTTTTTTTAATGATTCTTCATAACCAAACATCAAGCAATCATATTGCGTATTAAACCCTTCAGGCCATTCGTATGGCTCTAAACAAGTACCTGCGACCTGTGAACAAATGATTAAACTTAATAATATTTTCATTGACAATCCTATAATATCACCTATATAAAGGTACTTAACTATGAAAGGAAACGCATGACAAACATGTTAAAATATAAAAATGTTTCTCTAACAAAAGAAACATACGCTACTTTAGAAAAGTTATCAAAGGTATTATTGCCCGATGCTAAATTGTCTGTAGCAAAGACCATTGAATCAATTGCAAATGAGAAAGCGAAGAAGTTAAATGGAAAAATTAAAAAAAGCTAAAGTAACTATAACCGTCTGCCCGACTTGTAAGGGCAATGGATATTTAAAAGTGGCAACAGAAATGGGAGATACAATACACCAATGTTGGGATTGTGACTCGGAAGGGGAATTTTATGAAGTCGATGATATGGGTTGGGTTGATGATGGTACTTCTGACAGCTTGCACTAATAAGTTTGATGGGTTTGATCCTGCAACATCCACATTAAGATGGATAATAACACAGGATAAGAAATGATTCATGAAACAGATAGGGCTTATATAGCTGGACTTTTTGATGGTGAAGGGTCAATACATTTTAAAAGAAGTATAGAGAAGAAAAAAAGACATAAAGGTAAACCTGGGTATAGAACTACAAATGCTATGCGTATTAATATGGAGATAACAATGACAGATCAATCTGTATTAATCTGGGTCCATGAAGTTTTAGGTGTTGGAACATTAACTCCTAAACCTATAAAAGGAAAACGTAAAGATGGTACACCTTATCTTAAACAATACCGATGGCGATGTGTATTTCGGGATGCATACTATGTATGTTGTTTAATCTGGCCTTGGGCTCACACTAAATTACCTAAAATACAACAGATTATAGACCACTATGACAAAGATATGATTGGACCAAATCATAAAGACTGTTATCCTATTAAGAAAAATGCTGAGATTATAAATTTAAAATTATACAAGGAGACCAAAAATGTTGGACAGGATAGTATATAGTAGTTTACACTTTATAATGAAGTGGGCAGGCACATTAAATAGTTGGGCCTGGCGTAAACATGCTCGAATATTAAGAACTAAACAAAGTAAAGAAATGCAAGATTTAATAAGACACCAAGAAAATTTTGAATACTTAGAGGAGTTAAAAAGAAAACTATGACAACTAACATAAACATACAAATATTTAATTGGGGACCATGTGTAATTAGAATGAAGATTACAGATGAATTTAAAAAATTATTTTTAAGTGAAGCTGAGAAAAATAAAATAGATTACACAGATAAATTAGCTGGAATCTTGGATAAAGAAACCGGTTATGGTGAAGAATCTAAAGCTGTTATACTACCTTCTTTGTCAGAATGTCTAGGTGTATATAACCAAGCTTATGAAAGATATATTAATAAACCTTTTGATAAGGTACCGGAGTATATATTATCTGCGATGTGGATAAACTATCAGAAAGCGAATGACTATAACCCGCCACATGATCATGATGGTAAGTTAAGTTTTGTAACGTATCTGTCTATACCTGAAGAATTAAAAAAAGAAAACGAAGCTTATAAAGGCAAGAGCTGTGGTCCTGGTGGCATACAGTTTTTATATGGTAATGGACCTAGAGATTGTGTAACCTATATGTCTTTTTTTCCTGAAGAGAATGATATGTTTATATTTCCTGCATGGTTGAAGCACTATGTTGCACCATACAAGTCTGATGTAACTAGAATATCTGTTAGTGGTAATGTACATGATTCTGCGCCACTAAATAATATAGTTAATTTTGCGCCTAAATATTTAAAAGATAAAAAATGATGAACGACGAAGACATTGCTGAGTATCATAACATTGGTCGAAAGATTAAGAAAAGTGAGAAGTATACCTATGTTGATGCGACACGTACCGAGGAACACGGAACAAGGCTCTATGATGTAAATGGTTCTAGACTTCCTAGTGTAACTACGATATTAGGGCGTACCAAAAATCAAGAATTTATAAAAAAGTGGAAGGCCAAAGTCGGTGAAGCAGAAGCAGAACGAATCAAAAATTTATCTAGTAGTAGGGGGACAGCTATGCATAAATTCCTGGAGCATTATATACTCGGAACTGGCTACGATGATCTTACAGAACTCGGACAGAAGGCGAAAACCATGGCCAAAAAAATTATTGACGTGGGTCTCACACCGATTGATGAATGGTATGGTTCGGAAGTTACGTTATATTACCCGGGCCTATACGCAGGCTCAACAGACCTTGTCTGTTTACATAACGGCCGTGAGACTGTTGTTGACTTCAAACAAAGTAATCGTCCGAAAAGGGAAGAATGGATCGAAGATTATTACTTGCAGATTGCAGCGTACGCCATGGCCCATGACTACGTACACAACTCCAAGATTGAACAAGGAGTTATCATGGTATGCACGCCTGACCTATATTATCAAGAGTTCAAAGTCGAAGGACCTGAATTAAGACGTTATAAACATGAGTTTTTGAAAAGATTGGACATGTATTATGACCTAATGCATGACGAGAAAGAACGAACAACACCAATGAAAGCGGAGGATTTTAAGTGAGTAAAAAGGGTTGGTTAATTTTTAAAATTAAAAGTTTAATTTTAAAATGTAGACTGAAAGCTAAATTTTTATTGGCTATAAAACTAAGAAATAAACTAAAGGAGATGGTATGAAGGTACATGGATACTACATCGATAAACACGGATCATGGATCTTGTATGAAACTAAAAGTGGTAAGATAATAAAAAGGAGAATGAAATGAATGAACAACTTAAAAAAGTTTTAACTTACAAATATAACTCTCAAGTTGAAGATGCAAAGTACAAGATAAAACTTTACAGCGACCAAGAGTTAATAATACCTGAGCACCCTGACATTACAGGAGAGGTAGACAAATTATTAGAAATAATTGCACAAGCAGAAGAGAAGATGGCGGTAATCGAGCTACATTATGGCGAAAATGAGGCAGAAAAACAAGTTCTCTAGGGTTCGCAAATTGATTCTAGGGTTCGGGATTGCAGTTTTACCCTTCGCAGCGCGAGGGGTAAATTTTACAAAAAGGGCTGTAGTTTAGAATGGTTCTAAGAAAAAGGGTTTTTTCAAGAAAATCCCGAGGGGTAAATAAAAATCCCGAGGGGTCCCCGAGGGGTAGCGCGAAGGCTAGAAGTGTTGATTTATAACGATCCCGAAACCTGCGAGGGGTAAATCTGGAAAAAAAGTTTTTTTCTGAAGTTGGGTACAAAATTATTTGTAGGTATCGGGGTATTGAATTGTGTTCAAAATGTGGCAGCTAGACTGATTTGAATTCTTGTATTATAAGATTGTATGCCTAAGAAAAGAAGAAAAGCTATCATCACTGAAACAACTCCGGATATACCTTTTCAAAAGGTTAGAGTGGAGTGGATCGATTGTGTTAGTGACTCTGGCTGGGCTACCGACAAAGAGTTTGATAAGATGAAACTTGCAAGACCTGTTAATGAAGGTTGGTTATATTCTAAAGATGATAAGTCTATAAAATTATTTGCGTCTTACGATAAAGATGATGATGGTATTACTTTTGGGGATCGGACGATGATTCCTCGTCAATGGGTGAAGAAGATTCAGAAGTTATAATAGATGGAGTTACATCAATTATCTGTGCATAATCGTCTAAGATTTGTTTCATTTTTGCTTCTAGCTCTTGTTCTGATAGGTCCTCTAGTTTTCCTGTTTTTATTATTTTTCTATCTATGTATAGGCCTGCTGCTTTTCCTCTGTTTGCTTCCGCATTCACTGCTGAGGAGAATGATCCTTTTTTTAAAGCAGCCTCTCTAAGTCTAGCAAGTTCTGCAACGTGACCTTCATAAGTCACTTCATGTTTTCTAAGTCTTTCTTCTTTTAGTTCACCAATATATTTTACAACAAGCGGAGAATATTTTGGATTAGTTAGTTCTGATCCTTCACGCATAGCTCTGTCCTTGCTGTACCCAGCAGCGATAGCAGCTTCACGTTTAGTCATTGGTCCATCAGGTCCACCGAATACTAAAAACTCAGCGAATCTTTGTTGCATTTCTGTTAATCTTTTTGGTACACCCATAGTTGACAATTTAAGGGAACTATCCTATAAAGTCAAGATATGAAAGATGATCGAGGAGACTTAGATTTAACTAAACAAATAGATAATTTAAATGCTAGAGTTGAAGGCATGCAGTTGTTAATGGGTTTGCAGAAAGACCAATTATGGAAACAAAGATTGTTAGCTTCAGAATTAGAAAAAGCAAATAATTTATTGCAAGGTTATAAAAAAGTGATACAGGATTTATCTGACAAGTTAAGAAGAAAAGATTCATGAGAGTACAAGACTTGCAACTATTCTTAAGTGGTTTTACAAAAGGTTCCGACGCAGTAAAAAATGCAGTTATCTATGTAGAGGTAAAAGGAAAGTTACATGCTATCCGAAGAATGGAAGTGCACGAAAACGCAGTTCCAATCATAGGCCAGCCAGGTCATAGTGCACACAGATTAGTTTTAAAAACTGAAAAACCTTCTAAACTTATCTTGCCAGAAAAGCTTCAACAGGACTACTAAGTTCCCTTGAAACCAGAACAAAAATTATATGCAAAAATTAAAAAATCTATACCTAAAATTTCGTGGATACGACTTGAAAATCTTAGCTTATCCGGCACTCCTGATCTATTGGGGTATAATAATAATGGTCACTTTTTCACTGTAGAACTAAAGGTATGCAAGGGGAATAAAATAAGGTTCTCACCACACCAAATTGCCTTCCATGTACGCCATCCTAACAACTCATTTATCATAGCAGAGTCCCTTGATCAAAGGTGCTTGAAACTTTTTCCAGGGTCCATGATCCAGGAGCTTGTTGCTTGCGGCTTGGCGCTTGAACCTCTGTGCTTGGGGCTTGATGCTTGCCGCTTGAAGCTTGAATCTCTCTGAGCTTGTTGCTTGAAGCTTGACGCTTTAGGCCCGGACCAGGACGAACGCTGATTCCCAGCCGTCGCCGGTTCTTTGCTAATTGCCTGATCCGATATTCCACGCGGGAATTTTTTAATGTTTTCCATAACTAACAGTTTTGATTGAGGCGTCCCAGCATTGTCTGCAGTCTCTGCACTCATTGTTTTGTTTTGGGGCCGGGCAGCTGGCGTTGCTGTTAACAACCTCCGAACTGTTAGGCCAGGAAGCAGGCGCCCGCTGGTCAACCATGGGCGCACTGAACCTTATGACTAAATTGTCAGGTTTGCCATCGAGGTGATCTTTGATCCACGCTTCCCGGGTTGGCATCCAATGCTTCTTTGAAGGTGTGAGCTTGCACACTTCATAAATTTTATTTAAATGATTTAGATCTTGTACATCTCCTGAATCATGCCATCTAAACACGTCAGGCTTTTTTGAATTAATTAATGTTGCCATAGCTTCAACCCATTGCGGTGAGCTAATGGCCTTCAGTCTTCTGTATTGCGCTTCTTGTACAACCTTAAAAACATAACAGCCTTTAAGAGCATAACAATCGTAACAGACTGAGCCCTTCACCTGCTGCAGCTTGCCGCCAGTTTTGCATTCTTTAGCCGGTATACCAATTGACCAGCCAGGCATT